GCCGTCCGAATGCAGAACCGATGCGCTTCGCTAGCTCTCGGCTCTCAATAGCGATCTCGGTAGCAGTACGAACAGGCCCAGCAGGGTCTCTCAGGTCATTGAACAGCGCCAGCTTGATAGCGTTCTGCAGTTCGGTTATCTCAAACTGTGCAAGTCCAAGGTTCGTTCCTGTGTCCAGACGCATGATCGACGGGTTGCTGGTGTTGTTCGACCCAACAGGGATGACAACGCCCGGTGCTATGGTCAGGTTGTACGGGTTGGTCACGCCATCATCCGTTGCCGTGTACATGCCAGCCAAGTCGATAGCCGCCTTCTGCAAGACGAACTCTTTGGCCTTGTTCAGACTGCGTACATCGGGCAGACATTGCATTGCAGGCCCGCGACCACGCACTTCACCGGCTACCTTCGTGTATCGACCAGTGACCCACGGCGATGTCTCACCGAAGTCTTCGATCCATGAGAAGCGATCCTCGTCATTCACCCATAGACAGCCGTAATACCGCTTTGCTTTCGGCTCGAACACCACACCCTCACACACTTTCAGGTCGGCATCGGGGGAGTTCTCGATGATTGCGCGTACAGTCTCAGAGACTTCAACGCCACGCCACATCCGCTCAAGCAAACGAGCCTTTACGCTGAACCTGCGCCAGTGCGTCTCGATGTTGCCGAATGGCCCTTCTTCAAACGCGATACCCTTTTGAGGTATGCAGTGGAAGACAACAGGGTTCATGTCATCGTCAGTCTCGTCGATGCGAAGCGTAGCCGTACCGATCAACAGATCTAGTGCAGCCTCATAGAACTGCGTGCCAAAGTTACTCCTGTTGATGTAGTCGAAGACTATAGCGCCTTGCTTGTCGAGGTTCTCGCGCACCTGTTGCTCAGTAACACCCACATCACCCTGTTCGAGTAGCTCCAAGACTTCGTTGCTGGGTTGGAATGCAGCCCATCGTGCCTGTATCGGTGCGATGTTTTCCTGCAACTTGCTGGCAGCCTGTTGAATGGCGGTGAGGGAGGTTGAATCAAAGATACGATCCATCTTCTTCTGGCCCGTGTTCTGCGTCTCGAACAGGTTGCGCTGCGGAAGGAAGTATTCGTACACGTCCGACATCTGATCGTGCCACATGCCCTCGGTGTCGAATGCCCGCTTCTCTCTGCGCTTCATGTCCTTGACTGAGCCAAGGTACTTGGGCGACTTCATGCGATGCCCCTCACGTTGATGCCGCTCAGGATGCTAGCGCGTTGTGCGGCAGATGGCATAGATGCCTTGCTAGCCTTGCCTCTACCCATGCCCGAAGCCGCAGCCTTACGACTTGCCGGTGCCCCTGCTAGCAGTGAACGAGTGCCTAGTTGCCCGCGTCGTTGTGCCCGCAAGCGTCCCTCCGTTTCCTCGATCTCTTCGTCTAGTGCCTTCTCTTGTCGTGCAGCTAGTGCTACCTCTCGCGCCTGTGGTTCTGGCTTCTTTGGTCTAAGTGCGCCCATGGATCACCTCGTTAAGTGTTTGTATAGTTGATAAGGCGTAAGGATAAACGGATTTCGTATCCCAATCGCCTGCTTGATATGCCCCACACATGTGTTGAGCATAAATAAACTTCTATGATTATCGCGCACCTTAGCCTTGGCCACGATAACGTTTCCCTCCGATGCGCTGAACTCATCAAGCGTCATCAGATCGAGTCCTTCCGATGTCTTGCCATATACAATCCACCGGCCCGCGTCAGCCTTAATCAAATAACAGTGTTGATAGAGCGGATGCAACCAGCGGCACCACCAGTGTTCCCGTGCTGCAGTGAACACCGCATAGACGTTACCCGAAGACATTGAACTGAACCTTCGCTGTCCGTGGTGCACGGTGGATGTGCTGCGTACTTATCGCTTGACGGCCCTCACCCTCGCCTTGTAGTGCGTATTCTAGCGCCTCTACCGGGTGAGAATACTCGTTCTTGTCCGGTTCATCAGTGTACTTGTCGCCGGATACTTGGATGCGACGATACGAGAAGCCGCCTTGTAATCCCTTGCGGATCATCTTTGCCTTGGGGCTGATCAGGAACCTAGGCTTGCCGTCCATGCACAGTTCCTTCATCGGCAGTTCGAGCGCCGCTCTACGCAACGCAGGGTCATTCGTAAGGGTGGGAGTGCAAGGGATACCGGCAGCGCGCATGATCTTGAACGGTGTGTCAGCATTGGCTTGGTTCTTGTTGTCACCGGATGGATCACCCCACCCACGGAACTTAAACTTGGGATAGTGAGCGTCGATGTATCGCTTCAGTGTTGGTGCGAAGTCCACAGCCCCGCTGTCTGTCATGCAGAACTCATCGAAACAGATCCACCGACCGAGCGCATCACGCTGCACAAAGGCACACGCTGGTGTCCGCCCGAAGTCAAAGCCCAGCACAACAGGCGTATCGCTGTTTGGTTCGTAGCTATCACCTGTGCAATGTATCGAGTCGGTATACAAGGGATGCACCGGCTTACCGCTTGAGACAAAGCCGTACTCGTTCGCCAAGTTGACCTTGATCCAATCATCTGTTTTGCCCTGCAAGCCTCGACCATAGTAGTCCTCAGGCAGGTTGTGCAGGTTCTCCGCGCTCTCGTTCAGGTACCACCCGTCACCCTCTCTGTACACACCACCCGGTTGCCGGTGAAACACCCAACCTTCTGGCCGGTCTTCCTCCGCCAACTTGTAGTACCAATGATCCTCATCCGGTGCGTTGCTGTCGCCGATCATCCCATAGTGTGTGGGACGCACACCCTCTTTCATTGATGGATACCGGCCACATCGCAGGTCGAGCATGTCCACCACGCTCTTGCTGTGCTCCTTCGCTTCGTTCAGCCATGCCCAAGTCGTCTGGATGCCTCGTGCTTTCTTGACGTGATCAGGTCTGTCAAACGCGATGAAGATGACCTCACTTCGTACCGTCGTTCCATCCTCCAACTTGAACTCAATCTTGTGGGTGGGCGGTTCCTTGTTGCCTTGCTTGAACTCACCCAAGTCTCCATGCACCTCCAGCCAATCCTTGATGGTGGTCGAGAACAACTCGCTGTATGTATTCCGCGCTGCAATGATCCTGCTCAACCTCACCCCGTGGTTTGGGTGTGCCTTCTGCGTCACTGGTGCCTGCTCGCACATCAACTCGAGAAACTTGAGGATGACTTGGACTGTCTTCCCAGAACCCAACGGCCCCATGATGAATGAGTTGCGTGACCGACAATCGGCAAACTCTTCAAGCACCCGCCCCTGCGGCTTCATGACGTACTCAATCGTCGCCATCGAATCGCTTTCTCTGCACTGCAATCACTAGGTCGCCACCTTCGGAACCGCTCAATTCCACGGCCCTCACGTCTCCGAGATACTTTGAAATGAGCTTCAAGCGGATCTCTGCTGAGGCCTTCAACCTATTAGCCGTAGCTGTGTCTAATTCGTTATCCAGATCGCCTAATTTTGTAGCAATATCAACGACTTGCTCGATGTGCTTCTGTTTGGAAAGCTGCTCTCTTAAAGCCTCTTGCCTTATGGCTCGGTTCTCCATCGCCCTAGTTCGTCCCATCTGTCTTCCCCCCAAAGATCCGCTCCCACCCATCTTGGTATGCGGGTGAGTTGTTATTCAGCAGGCCACTGGTGCGTCGCCGATCACCCTTGCCGCCGTGATCCCAATTCGGGAAGTGTTTTGCTTGATCCTTCTTGGGGATCTTGTGTCGATGGTCTGCCATGTCTCGCCAAATACCAGATTGATTGTCGGATAGCAATGGAATTATACCTTATTTCTTGTTGTTGACATCTATGAAAAGTTAATTTTATAATGGCTTCAACAACAACGGAGAATGGAAATGGCGATAACAAACAACGCGACTAACGAGGTCGAGTATCAAGGACAGGTCTTGGCTGTTCGCGGGGTAACCCGAATGGATATGTTCTGGGATGAAGTCGAGGTGATCCTTGACGATGGAAGCCTCGAAACAATCAGGCTCGGCGGGCCATCTGACCAACGCTTTGCGAAGGTTGATGCGACAGACGAATTGATCGAAAAGCACAATGCTTACGTTCGTCAACGAGAGGCGCAACGGAGGGGAGCCGCGTAAGCGGCTCGGAGGCAGACATGAAACTACGATACCCCCTCGCCCTACTACTGGTTGTTCTGATCTCTTGTGTGTCCGAGCAGGACTATCAAGACGCGCTGCATGATGAGGCCGTTTATATTCACGGAGTTTGCACTGGCGTACACGGGGACTATCTCAGCGTTCGCCCTGATTGCTAGTTTTACCGACTAGCCACACCTTCTCTTTATCCTGATCTTCCGGCTTCTCTGCCGGTGGGTTGGGATCGTCGATGTCAACTAGCTCACTGATAACAACGGTGATGGTTAACTCACAGTTGTCAGGCAAGTCCTTCAACGTCACGCTAGGCATCAAAGCTGCTCAATGTAACGCTCGCGGGCTGTCAGCGTTGCCAAATCCCTGCACGCCTCCTCCAGTAACTGAATGTCCTTGGTTTTCGCGTACTCGGTCAGCAACTGAACCA